AGTTTGGCATTTTTTATCTCCAATTAATATCCACCACCACCATTTGTTGATTCCTGTTCACCAATTTCACTTGAAAAATTTAATGTTACCGAATCCAGTGTGTCTGGGTCTTGTTTTATATTAAATAAAATATTAATTATTATAGAATTTGCATTTGTACCACTTTTAAGACTTATATTTTGAATTTGAACAAATGGTAACCAAAAACTAAATGTAGAAGTTATACTATCTTGAATGCTTACAAGAGTTTCATCTGTTATTTGACTAAATAAATATCGTCTCAAATTAATACCAAGATTTGGTTGCATTAATCTTTCACCCTGATTTGTATTTAATAAATTTCTTATATTGTTTTTAACAGCTTCAATTGTTGTTGAAGTGGTTGCAAAATAACCATCTTTATCATTGCCCTTACGAATTGGTAAATCAATACCAATTCTAATATTAGTATCGTTATCCTCAATATATGGTTTTCTTGATGTGTCTTTAATAGCCATTATAATAAGTCCTCAATATCTTCTCTTAATAATTCTACTTTTGTAAAATCTCTAATACCATCTAAGGTATTTACATCAAAACCATCTTGCGAATATGGATCTCCACCTATGTATACATATCCAGTTGAATCTAAAACACCCGTAGTTCCACCAGCTTTATTAACATCTATATTTTTTGTCAAAACACCACTTCTACCACCATTCAATGGGACAGGTACAGCAGCAGCTGGTACTCCAGCTGGATAAGGTATATCAATGCTTGTAACAGTTGGTAATATATCACCTTGCTGTGGTGGAATATTAAAATCTTCTAATACAACAGGAGCAGCTAATTGGGTTATTCTAAATTCAGCTTGTGTTAAAAAATTAACAATAGCTTCTTTTGTTAACTCAGCCTCAACCTCAATAGCAGAACCCGCCGATGTATTTATATCATTTGGGTTTGCTCCAGCTGCTAGGGCTGATTGTGTTTTAGCTTCTATTAAATCGTCTTTCAGTCCCATTATTTATTTTCCATATTTCTGTTTTTGTTTTTCATCAGTTTTTTTTAAAACATCTCTGTAATCTTTATTTAAGAATTGACTC